AGGACCGTGATCTTCCTGATCGCCGGCAGGCTCGACTTCGCAGCGGTCAACCCTCATGCCCGGTAACCCACTCGAAATTCAGTAGAGCCGGTATTCCAGTCCGGCCTGCTGGCTTCTGTCGGCATGGACCCTGAGAAGACCCACAAGGTGATGCTGCAGGCGCTGGTGGACCTGAAGATCCCGCTTGAACTGATCTTCGGTGTGTCGCAGGGCTGGAAGTTGATAGGCGCCATCTCCGTCACCGAGCGCAAGCTGGCCGAGAAGAGACTGTTCCACGGCGGTACTCGGCTCATGAACTTCTGCGTGAGCAACGCGAAGGTGGAGCCCAAGGGAAACGCCGCGCTGATCACGAAGGCCGCGAGCGGCACCGCTAAGGTGGACCCGCTCATGGCTCTATTCAACGCCGTGCAGCTGATGGCCTTGAACCCTGAGCCCAAGGTCAAGACGTTCCAGTTCTTCGCCGTCGGCTAGTGCCACGGCGCTACCAATTCCATAGCAGCAGGCCCGCCCAGCACGCGGGCCTTCGCACTTCTGGGGTCAGCAATGACGAAAAAGCAATTTCGCGCCTACGCGTTGATCGAAACGAAAGACGCGAGCGACGACAAGCGCGTTATTCGTGGCATCGCCACCAGCGCGAGCGTGGACCGCATGGGCGACATCGTGGAGATGGAGGGGGTGACCGTTGCGGCGGACATCCCGCTGTTCCTGTATCACGACAGCCGCCTCACGGTGGGCCGCGCGATGTTGGAGAAGCCGACGAAGAAGGGAATCCCCTTTGAGGCGCGCCTGCCGCTGGTCTCCGAAGACGGCGCACTCAAGGACCGCGTGGACGAGGCCTGGCAGATGGTCCGCTACGGACTGATCACCGCGGTGTCCATCGGCTTTCAGGCCAGCGAGTACAGCTACATCGAGGGCGGCGGGGTCCGATTCCTCGAAACCGAGATCCTGGAGCTTTCCCTGGTTCCCGTGCCGGCGCAGCCGGAAGCGGTGATCACCAGTGTGAAGGCCAACGACCCGGCAGCGCGCGCCGCGCTGCTGCAGCAGATCAAGACGGCCGACGAGGCTGCGCGCCGTGCCCGGCAGGGCAACAGCGGCGCGCGCAGCGGCGACCTCTTGCCCGCCGGCAAGACCGGCTCTCCCGGTGCACCGGGGTCCACCTCTCCCGCGTCCGGCGGGCAAACCATCCGACAAGGAACCAACGTGAAAACCCTCCAGCAACTTCTGGACGAACAATCCACCAAGTCCGCGCGCATGAACGAGCTGATCGAGCTGCGCAACAAGGAAAACCGCCGCTTCAATACCGAAGAGGCCGCCGAGTTCAAGCAGCTGGGCGACGAAGTGGCCGACCTGGACGAAGAGATCACCGTCAAGCGCTTCCAGGAGCGCAACGCCGCGGGCGCCACCGCCGTCAAGGGCGGCAACGGCGCCGAAGGCAGCGGCAGCCGCGGTGGCATCACCATCATCAGCAAGAAGGCCGACCCGGACGACAAGTTCAAGGGCCAGTCCTTCATCCGCCTGCAGATCGCCAAGGCCCTGGCCTTCATGGCGTTCAAGGAAGGCAACATCGTCAGCCCCCTGGCCTTCGCCCAGGAGCGCTGGGGCAAGACCCACCCCAACCTGGTCAACGTGGTCAAGGCCGCGGTGGCCGGCGGCGGCACCGGCTCGGGCGAGTGGGGTGCCGAGCTCGCGCAGTCCAACACCCGCTACACCGGTGACTTCATCGAGTACCTGTACTCGAAGACGGTGTTCGACAAGCTGCCGCTGCGCCCGGTGCCGGCCCGCGTGCACATCAAGGGGCAGGACGGCGCGGCCACGGGCTACTGGGTGGGCGAATCCAAGGCCATCCCCGTCAGCAAGGCCGACTTCTCCGACGTGGAGCTGACCCCGCTGAAGGCCGCGGCCCTGGCCGTGGTTTCCAAGGAACTGCTGCAGGACTCTTCGCCGTCGGCCGAAATGCTGGTGCGCGATGCGATCGTGCAGGCCTCCTCGCAGCGCGTGGACACCACGTTCCTGGGCAGTGCAGCCGCCAGCGCTGGCGTGAGCCCGGCCGGCATCCTGAACGGCCTGGTGGCCAAGTCTCCGTCCGGCACCGACGCCGCGGCCATCCGCGCCGACTGGCAGGCGCTGGTCACCGACTTCATCACGGCCAAGAACGCCAGCGGCTTGGTGCACGTCATGCACCCGACCCTGGCGATGGCCATGGGTGTGCTGGTGAACGCGCTGGGCCAGCCGGAGTTCCCGGACATCACCGAAGAAGGCGGTACGCTGTTCAAGCGCCCTGTCTACACCGGCGACAACGTGACCACCGGCAACTGGATCGTGTTGAAGCCCAGCGACATCTGGAAGATCGGGGACACCGGCGTGGAAATCTCCATGTCCGACTCGGCCACCATCGAGCAGAACGACGCCCCGCAGGGCGCCGGTGACACGCCCACCGCGGCCAGCGCCACGCTGATGTCGCTGTGGCAGACCGAGCAGGTGGGCTTCAAGGTGGTCCGCCCGATCAACTACGCCAAGCGTCGCAGCGGCGCGGTGACGTACCTGTCCGACGCCGAATATGGCGGCGTGGTGAGCTGATCGCCTGCAGGTGAGCCATGGGCCCGGCCATTGCGCCGGGCCCTTTCCCTTCTTAAAGGCCCCCATGACCATCCGAATGAAGGCGCTGAAGGCCTTTCCGTTCGCAGGCCGACGCCTGCAGGCCGGGCAGGAGTTCGAAGCGCGCGGCCAGTCCGAGGCCCGAGTGTTTGCGGCGATCCGCTGTGCGGAGTACGTGAACGCCGTTGCCGCAGCGCCGGCAGGCGGCACCTACAACACGCGCGCCATGACGGCTGCGGCGCCCGCTGCTGTTGCCGCGGTCATCGTCCAAGTGGACGGCGCGGACGTGGACCTGGCGCCGATGGGTGTTGAAGCGCTCCACACTCTGGCCAAGCGGCTGAACGTGAAGGTGCACCACCTTGCGGGCGCGGCCAAGGTGCGCGCGGCGATTCTCGAGGCACAGGGCAGCGCGAAATGAAAATGATGGACCGCCTGCGCAAGGCTGCAGCATCCTGGGTGGCCAAGGAACTGCGGCCGTCCGCCGTCGATGACAGCCGCGGGTGGTTCAGGCTTTTTTCCAGCGACACCAGCACAGGCAGCTGGCAACAGGACGAGAAGTTCACAGACGAAGCGATCCTGTCCAATTCGACTGTGTGGGCGAGCGTGACGCAGATTGCGGGCGACATCGCCAAGCTGGCGCTGCGCCTGATGACGCGCGAGCAGGGGGTGTGGGTGGAAGCCTCGAATGCTTCCTACTCCCCGGTGCTGCGCAAGCCAAACCACTATCAGACGCGCCAGCAGTTCATCGAAACGTGGCTGTTGTCCAAGCTGATTCACGGCAATACCTACGTCCTGAAGGTCCGCGACAACCGCAACGTGGTGAAGGCACTCTATGTGCTGGATCCGACGCGAGTGACCCCGTTGGTGGCACAGGACGGCGCGGTCTACTACGAACTGAACCGGGACGATCTTTCCAAGCTGCCCGAGGGCCGCTACCCCGCAGTTCCTGCCAGCGAGATCATCCATGATCGGATGAATTGCCTGTTCCACCCACTGGTGGGCATCTCCCCGCTGTTCGCCGCGCATCTGCCTGCGGCGCAGGGGCTGCGCATCCAGAAGAACTCTGAAAAGTTCTTCCAAAACATGAGCCGGCCGGGCGGCATGCTGACCGCCCCCAGCCGCATTGACGACGAGACGGCCAAGCGACTGAAGGAAACCTTCGAGAAGGATTTTTCCGGCGAGCGGATCGGCCGTCTGTTCGTGGCGGGCGACGGCCTGGAGTTCAAGGCCACAGCCATCCCCGCCGAGCAGTCCCAGCTGGTCGAACAGCTGAAGTTGACGGGCGAGCAGGTGGCCGGTGCGTTCGGCGTTCCTGCGTTCCTGATCGGCGCGGGCCCGGTGCCGTCCGTGGACAACGTCGAGGCCTTGATGCAGCTGTACCACTCGCAGTGCCTGCAGAAGCTGCTGACCGCGGTGGAGGACAACCTGGACGAGGGCCTGAGCCTCACAGGGGGCGAGTACCGCACCGAGTTCGACCTGGATGACCTGCTGCGCATGGACAGCAAGACGATGGCTGAAACCGAAGGGATCAAGGTGCAGCGAGGCATCGCCGCGCCGAACGAATCCCGCAAGAAGTTCGGCCTGAAGCCTGTGGCTGGTGGCGAGAGCCCCTACCTGCAGGAACAGAACTTTTCCCTGCAGGCGCTGGCCCGCCGTGACGCCCAGCCCGATCCGTGGGCCTCGCGCACGCCGGCACCCGCACCTGCGCCCGCGCCCGCTGACGGCGACGGCGAAAACACGGACGTGACGGACAAGGCGCTGCATCTGCTGTTTCGCAAATCCCCCGAGGAACTGACCTATGCGGCTTGACGTTGAGAAGTTCATCGCCGGCCTGCATGACTACATCGGCAAGGCGATGCAGCCACTGACAGCCCGGGTGAAGGCGCTGGAAGATCGCGCCCCGGTGCCCGGGCCGAAGGGTGAGCCGGGCGAGCGCGGCGAGGCAGGCCCCGCTGGCAAGGACGGAACTGCTGGCGCCCACGGCAAGGACGGCGCGCCGGGCCAGCCTGGGGAGCGCGGAGAGCGCGGCGAGCAGGGCCCTGCCGGCAAGGATGGCGCCCCCGGTGAACGCGGCGAAAAGGGCGAACCAGGTGCGCCTGGCAAGGATGGCGCCGATGGCCAGCCGGGCCGCGACGGCAGGGATGGCATCGACGGGAAGGACGGTGCGGACGGCCTGCCGGGGCGTGACGGGCGCGACGGTGTGGACGGAAAGGATGCCGACCCAGCGGAGATCGAGCGGATGGTGTCCGATCGGGTGGCACTGGAGCTGCCGGCAGCGGTGGAAAAGGCGCTGGACGCCCTGCTGCCGGTGATCGCCACCAAGGCGGCCGAGCTTGTGCCTGTTCCGAAGGACGGCCGCGACGGCCGCGACGGCCAACCCGGTGTCCAAGGTGAGCGCGGCCGCGACGGGGTGAACGGCAAGGATGGGCTGGATGGACTTTCCATCGAAGACTTCGAGGTCAGCCTGGACGGCCGAGTCTTCACGTTCGCGCTGCGCAACGGC